ACTGACAATTGACGAATTAAGGAAAGAGACAAGCGGAGAAATGAAACATGACAACAATTGATCTGATTGATTTAGCACTGTTTATTTTGTCTGCAATCGGTGTTTTCATCGTTATTCCGATTCTGATATGGAACGACAACAGATAATTGAAGAAAGTGAGGTATAAACAATGGATAGATACGAACTTGTTAATTTTTTAGAAGATTATATTCAAAATAGACTTGATGATGATAAGTCGAACGTTATAACAGAACAGGTTGTTATTATTGTTAGTAGTGGGTGTATGGCTGAACAGCTTGGTCGTCCTATATTGGGAATGTTAAAGGAACTTGAAAGCACAAACAAATTAGTTGAAGTTGTCTTCCGAGGTAATTCGTTTGAAGTTATTAACAGAAAATCTGAAAATTTTTTTAACATGAATATTGCAGTCGGTAGACCTGACGAGTTCTTTTTAACAGGTCGTAGACCTAAAACGGTTTTAGTGTATGGCATTAACTTTACTGCTGAACAAATGGGTAGAATATTTGATTTTATCCTTATGCACGAACGAAATGGTTATTGTGTTAGGTTTTTTAATAGGTAGGATTAAGAGGATAAGCAAACAATGGAACTTGATAAGAGAATTATTGAAGGCAAAAAGCCGTTAGACTGTTTTGATGCCAAGGATGCCAGAAAGCAGTTTATAGGGAAGAAAGGATTTTTTGGTGCTCACGAATCACAATTTATGGATCTTGATTCCTGTCCTAAGTGCGTTCTTGACGAATTGAAAGAGGTTGATAACTATGCTGAATCCCCTTTTATGACAAGTTGCGATCATTGTTACAGATTTTTTTTACCTGAAGAATGGGTGAAAGAACCTGAAAAATACAGACCTTATACCCTTGCTGAATGGATTGATCAACACGAAATAGGCGAAGTTATCACGTTCAGAAATAGACAAGGACAAGAATTTCATGTTATGTATACAGGATATGTTATTGATAACGGTGAAGATATTCAAGATATTCGTACAACAGGCAGAATAATGTTAATAAACATAGGATATTTTCTAGAAAATTTATTTAAAGATTATGAAATTTGCATTAACGGCGAATGGCGGCCGTTCGGCGTACTGGATGACAATAAATAATTGATTAGTGGGGTGTATATGGATTTGGATAAAAGAATAAAAAACAATCATCGACCTTTATGTGTCATTGATATTAAATGGGCAATGGGTTTCATTGGTAAAAACGGTTTTTTTGCCGATGCAATAAATTGTTTTGAAAATCTTTCAGTATGTCAGAGTGGTTTATTAATCAGTGTAAAAGATAAAAAATTACATCCATTTGAATGTGATAATCAATGGCATTATACATTTTTCATCCCTGAAGAATGGATTGAACCAGAAGAAAAGAAGTATCGGCCTTATTCACTCACTGAATGGATCAATCAACATGAAATTGGGGATGTAATTCATTATAGAAGTAAATCTGGGGAAATAGAATTACGTCAAATGTATGCAGGCACACGGCATAGTCAAGGAATTAAAAATATCATCGTGAAAATCACTCTTGGTAATGAAAGCCACACTTTGGATTATCTTTTTGAAAATTATGAAATTGAAGTCAATGGTGAATGGCATCCTTTCGGGATTAAGGAATAAAGAATGAAGATTGAAATTATACAAGGTTTTAATCCGGTAGATGTAGAAGAAAAGGTAAATGTTTTTTGTGCAAATAACGATATTTCCGTAAAAGACATCAAATTCAGAACCGAAGTAGATCCATCAGGTGGATTGTTTTACATTTTTGTAGTTATGTATGAAAAGTATTAAAGAAAGGAACTGTAAATGACTATTACCGAATTTATCAAAGAACTTGAAAAGATTAAAGCTGAACACGGAGATCTAGAAGTCGGCATGGTCAGTGCTTATACATGCAATGTCGATTTTGAAGTGATTGTCTGCAAGAGTGTTTGTTATAAGAATAAGCCTGAAAAGATTGAACCTGATACCGAGTTAGAAGAAACACCGTATTGTGAAATTTATGCTGAATATATCGACGAAGGTTATTAATAATGACTAAAGACATGAAGACGCTGATTAAATTCGCAAAGCAACTTTCAGAATTATATTCAGATATATTTGAATGTGAAATTGTTGTTAATGTGTGCGAATCACCGGCGGAATATTACATCCAAGGGAAAGGAACTGTTCAATATTTGTGTTCTGTTTGTGTTGATGGTGACGAATACGGCGGTTCATATCAGATAACAACACCATTCATTATGGATGTGAAACAGATAATCAATGAATTTGTTCATGAAGTGTGTTGTGAATATTTTTATGTAGATAAAATCAAATTATAGGTGAAAGAATGAAGTTAAAAGAATTCTTGAAAGATCATTTCGATGATTACGTTTACATTAAAAGATCCGACGGTTCCGCCGTTCTGGATATGATGGTCAAGTTCGTGCCGTTTTGGGTGTTTGTGATGTATGGTGATTTAGAAATCACATTTTCCTGTTCACCATACGGCAAGTATGACATTTGTGTCGTGACTTTAATTGATTAGGTGGGAAGAATGAAGTTTGAAGAAAAATATGCTGAACTGCAGCAGAAAAGAGATCTGAAATTCACAAGCGACACAATCACATTGTGTCAGAACAGCGCACGGATCGGATATAAGAACATTGTCGCATCCACCAATGCACGTTCACAGATATGGGATTGCTATATGCAGTATTCAGTTTGTGATGATGTTCTTGTCCTGAACGGCAATGACAATTCAATGCATTATGTGTTCACTATTGATGACGGCATGCCGGATTCATGGAACTTCAGAGAACAGCAAAAGGAAACTGAACTGAACTGCCGGATCAAGAATCTGTTGAAAGAGAATGAAGAACTGAAAAAACAGGTTTGTGATTTCGATAACCTGAACAGAAAGCATTGTTATGAAATCCGAGATTTTAAGCAAAAGATTTTTGACGAAATGATTCGTTTTTCGTTGTGTGATTTATGGGAAAGTCTGCAAGCGCTTCAGGATAAGAACAAGAAAGACAAAGAATAATTCGCAACTATACAAGATGGCCGGAAATAGCATTGTTGTGAACGTTTTAACGGAAATTTTTAAAGAATTATTTAATAATGTGAAATAATTCTTTAGTGGGGAAAACTGATGACCGAAAAATTAAAACAAATTAGAAATTTCATTTCTGAAAAAATTTCACAAGACGAATTCAAGATTGTTGATTATGAAAACAGTTTTAAAATTCATTCAAATGAGTGCGACAGAGATGTTTCACTTCACGATATGGACGGCAAATTGACACTGTATATTGACGCATACACACAGAACGTGCCGGCGATTGCATATATTCTTGACCTCTTTCATGAATATTTCCATTTCTCCAGACTGCATTCAAGTCAAATTCTGAGTGAAGATTATTATGAATTGATCGAAAGAAGTGATTTATTCGATTTACTCAAAGCGAATGAATTAAATGGATCAAATGGATCAAGTGGATCAAAAGAACCAAAAATTGATCCAAGATTCGATTATGTCCTGAACGCATCTAAAAACACCTTGGAAGAATACAAAAAATTTGAAATCGAACTGATTGATCAGGACATCGAATTCATCAATGACCGGATGGCCGAATGTTTCCACAATGCCGACTGCAGATTGACAGAGGATGCCAGGGCGGAACATTTGGCATTCTATGTTTCAGTAAAAAAACACCTGAAGACGTTGCGCAGACAGTATCAGACAATGATTGAAGCGATCAATTGGGAGGATGAATGAAAATAATTGAATTTTTGAAAAATGCATTCGGCGATTCACTTCAGAAAGAAAATCAGCAACTGATCGCCGAGATTCAGGAACTTAGACAACAGAAAGTTGAATTGAATCATACGCTTTATGAAAAAACATTCAGCGAAGACGTCCAGAGAAGAACAGACAGAGAATTGATCGGGCAACTTGAAAAAAAGGTTGTCTCATTAAGTGACCGGATCAAGACAATGCAATCTGATGTCAATTCAGTGTATAAATTGAATGATGAACTGTTCAAGGTTAGACAGGAACTGCAGCAGAAAATGTCAGAAATTAAAGAACTTGAACGATTCATTGATTGTCTGCCGAACGAGTTTCGGGCAGTATGGGTTCAGAAAAAATTGAAAGATTCTGAACAGTAGTTTTTATATTTAGTGGGGTATTTATGAAAACAAGAAAGACATATACAACCGAGCAGAAAAAAGCATATATTGCGAAGTATTATGCGGAAAATGCGGACGGATTCGCAGTGAACATGACTGATTTTGCTAAGAATCATGACATCAATGACAAGACTTTCCAGAATTGGATTAGAGCAGACAAACACGAACGTGAAATGAATGTGGTCAATCCTGTTGGTGAATCTGAAGAACGAATCAGTCTGATTCAGTTAGTGCATACCTTTATGCCGGAAACAAGAATTTCAATTTGCAACATATTGAAAGAAATTCACGTTTCATGCACGTGCCGTGAATTCTTAATGAAAAAATGTCTGCAGCTTGATTTTGCGGACACGACGATTGAAATGATTGTTCCAAGCGGGGTGAATCAGGTGACTGTTTGGGTGAGATGATGGACGTTCTGATGCTGAAAATTCCTGTTCCGCCGTCAAATAACCGATTCGTCCGCACGATGACATCCAAGAAAACCGGAAAACCGGTGTTCTACACACCGGCAGACGTTAAGACATACCGGCAACAGGTAATTGCAGAATACTTCAGACAGGGAAAAGGAATCAGGTTCGGAACACTGGATGTTGTCATTGACATCACTGCATATTTGTCAGTCATGACACGTGATGTTGACAACATCCCGAAAGAAATTTTTGATTCTCTTAAAATGGCGGGGGTATTCAAAGACGACAGGCAGATAGTTGAATTTTCCTGTCGAAAAATTCGAGCAAAAGATGCGGGAACGGACCCGCACTGTTTTATCGTAGTAAAGAGGGCATGACATGACTGATTCAATGACCGGCAGAGATCGAGAAAGACTTGCCGATTTTTTAATTCTTTTAAAATTATGGGGGTGTTGGTCACGTGGCGGTCTGCCGTCGTATAGATGCGCACTGAATACAAGATCCGGCGGTATTCTGCCGATTGATCCGGATGAAGCACAGTTCATTGATTCGGTTCTGGCCAAAATCAAAACCATCTTCGGAGATTGGAAAACCTGTTCGTTTGAAAAGTTTTATGTCGATGGTTGGTCAATTTCAAAGATCGCTGTTGCAGATAGAAAAACACGTTTCAAGGTTGCTGCCGAAATATCAGAGATTGAATCATTATTATTTTTTGCGTGTAAAAAATGACCGATGTCACGAATTGTCAATGTCATTTCCGGCGATGGTCTTGAAACTGTATTCAGTTTTATATATCATTCTAATTAGAATAGAAAAATATTTTCTATTGGGGTGTTAGTTGACTTATTTAAGGTTTTCCCAGTCTTTTGTATAGGTTCAGTTTAACATCAGAAAGTCCCGCAAGTTCATGCACAGTCTTGCGGGATTTTTCGTTTCATGAACAATAAAAAATAATAAGACAATGTTTGAAAAAATTGCGAATTTCATCTCCTCTCATTCGGAGGTAATCACAGGCGGTGTGTTTTGTTTTCTGATTTCCGTTTTATCCGCAAAGAAAGGCACTATCATGAACAGAATCGTCGGCGGTATATTATGCAGTCTATTCAGCACAGGTCTATATTATGGCATCGTGTCAGTATTTCCGACGGTGCCGGCATATTCAGCGGTTGCAATCGGTTCTTTTGTCGGTTTCGTCGGTGTTGACGAATGCAAACGTTTGATTCTGGCACGAATCAGATATTTATTGACACCAAAAAAGGACGATGACAAAAATGAATAATGTTGCGAAAATTGGTGAATTGGAAACATCCAGGGCAAGAATAGACATTGCAGAGCATGAAAGACAGCGCACGTCGATGTTAGGAATATACCTGATTCAGAAACGTGAGGGATGCCGACTGACTGCATACAGATGTCCGGCCGGAATCCTTACAATTGGATATGGTCACACCGGCGGGGTGAAAGAGGGTGACAGAATCACACAGGAACAGGCCGTCGAACTATTGCGACAGGATATTCAATCGGCAGAATCTGCACTGAACAGGATGAAAATCAAATATGGTGTCCGTTTCAAAGTTCACGAATTCGATGCCTTGGTTTCTTTTATATTCAATGTCGGTGTCGGCAATTTTGAGAAATCAACAATGTACAAAAAAATCATTGCCGGAGAACCAAAAGGACAGATTGCCGGTGAATTCTCAAAGTGGATCATTGTCACAAAAAATGGTGTCAAAACAAAAAACGTCGGACTTATAAACAGGCGACGTGATGAAATTTCGCAGTATTTAGACATGGATGATATTTATAAAAATGCAACGACTTGTCGCGCAGTGGATTATTAATTTTCTGATTGTTTCTTTTGCCTTGGGTGTTTCGTATTATTCCGGTTATCGTTCCGCCGAACGGAAAGCGGAGAATGAAAGACTGCAAGCGGAACAACAGGCAGATGACAGATTCAAAAGAATTCAGAAACAGCATTCTGATTCAATAGCCGCATATATTGAGAGTTTGCACGAATTACAAGAACAGCATGAATCAGACATTTCAGAAATCGAAATGATGAAGTTCGCGGGGGCAGTAGATGTTGCACACGAAATTGTTCAGAAATATATCATTCCTGATACTGATAATCATGACAATGACAGCTTGCACGACTGCAAGAACAGTGACAATCGAGTGCGAACAACCACAGATAAACAAGATTTATTATGTTTCAGAAAAGCCGAATTTCAGCGAAAAATTAAAGAAAGTTTGGATATTGCCAACGAATGCGACAAATTAGCACTGAAATATAATTCATTATTGAAAGATTGCACGGCAGTGACAAAATGATATTACTTGATTTAATGGCGGTGATTCCGCCGGATGAAATTATTGACGTACATGTGCCAGGCGTGGGAAACATCCAGGACAAGTGCGTTGATATATATTTCAATCCTCATTTCTTAGAAATCGGACATTCAGTGATTGTGAAGTTAAAGCACAATGTTGACTGTCTGGAAATATGGATTGATGCAACAATGGGGTCAGTTCGTGAATTAGAAATATCTGTCGATGCGAGGTGTCACGAACAGATCCCGCCACAGGTTGAAGATTGAGCGAACAGGCGGGAACGATTGTGAATCGTCCGGACTGGCTGTTCGCCTTTTGGTGTCACGTCGGTTCTGATTGTTCAGTTCTGACGTGATTTTATTTTTCGGGGGGTAATTATGGCAATATCAGAGGTTAAACTAATAACGGCATCAACATTGACTGCACTTGAAACAGCAATCAACGAGTATATCACCGGACTGTCCGGCAAAGAAGTGACAGCAGTTGACATCGATGTGACAACAGTGCGTGACGTTCCACAGCCGGTTTCACTATTCGTTGCAACTCTTTCTTTATCTGTTGTTACTCAGTCAACAACTTAATGACAGCGACACCGAGGGATTGAATATTCAATCCCTCAATCAATCAAAGGACTGATGACGATGACAAAAGAACCAAGACATTGTTGTGCGCACAGAGGTTGCACCGAATGGGCAACACACGGCAGTTATTGCCAAAAGCATTACGAACAATTTTTGGAACGGCAAAAAGAAAAAAAGAAAAAGAAGTTTCAGAATTGGCAAGAATACAAGAAACAAACAGGATATGAACGGCCACCAGAACAGAAATTATATAACTGCAAACGATGGCGCAAGACTTCACAATTATATCTGATTCAGCATCCTGTTTGTGAAATATGCGGACGACCGGCAACAGATGTCGATCATATAGTTCCGCATAAAGGTGACGAACGTTTGTTCTGGCTAGTGACGAACTTTCAATCGTTGTGTAGAGACTGCCACAATAAGAAAACATACGAAGAAAATGTTGCGGCCTTAAAGCAAAGACACAAAGATTATTTGGAAAGAAAGTTCAAAGAAAAATTTGCCGGAATGAATGTGATGATCATCAAATAATCATTATACAATTTTATACAATAAATAATATCAATAAAGTTGATAAAATTTAATAGGGGGTAGGGGGGATCGCAAAAAATACCTACCCATAAAACAGCACATGAACAACCGAGGTCATTTGCACATGCATGCAAAATGTACTTTTTAGGGCGATCTGTTCGTTATCTCACAAAATTGAAAAAAATATGAAAATTATGAACTATGGCACGACCAAGAAAACCGACTGCGGTGAAACGTCTTCAAGGGACTTTGCAACCGTGTCGAACGAATAAAAACGAACCAATTCCGCAAACTGACCTGAAAACGTTGGTCGCACCGGACTATTTGTGTGAATCCGCAAAGGAAATATGGACATTTGCTGTCGATCAAGCACCGGAAGGCATGTTGTCATCGTTAGATCTGGCAATATTCACACAATGGGTGGTGTGTTTTGATAGTTTTATCAAACTGAACAACAAACTTAATGAGACAGGTGTCATTGACGAAAACGGAAAGGTCAGTGATATATTGCATCATGTAACAAAGACAGCGGCGATTTTGTGCCGACTAGAAAATGAATTGGGATTCACACCGGCAAGCCGGTCGAAAGTTGCATCGTATAGACAGACAGACAAGGGAACGGAAAACAAATTTGCTGATTTATAGCAGATTGTTTCACGTGAAACATTTATGGACTATGTGGACAAAGCGAACCGATACATCAAGAACGTGTTATCGGAAAAAATACCGACATGCAACTTCACAAAACTTGCATGTCAAAGACAGCTTGATGACCTGAACAAGCAAAACACAAGAAAATTTCCTTATCATTTTGATCGCAAAGCTGCAAACAGGCCGTGCAAATTTATTGAAAATTTGTGTCACGTCAAAGGGTCCTTGGCCGGAAATAATATTCATCTTGAGGATTGGCAATGTTTCATTGTGACAACAATTTTCGGATGGAGACAAAAGGACGAAAGCAGACGATTCAACGAAACGTATATTGAAGTGCCGAGAGGAAACGGCAAATCAACATTGTGTTCCGGCATTGCATTGTACATGTTGTGTTGTGACAATGAAAAGGGTGCTGAAGTTTATTCGTTTGCGACAACACGTGAACAGGCGGGCATCGTTTTTGGTGATGCCCTGGCGATGGCGAGAGGAAACAAGGAACTTCGGGATTATTTCGGTCTTTCATGCTTTAATCATTCAATGACAGTGATCGGCACAAATTCCAAAATGTGCGCAAAATCTGCCGATGCCGGAACATTAGACGGCCTGAACACTCATTGTGGCATTATCGACGAATTACATGCACATAAAACGCGAAAGGTTTATGATGTTGTAATAACATCAATCGGAAAGAGAAAGCAACCGCTAGTTTTTTGCATAACAACAGCCGGTTTTTATTTGTATGGGATCTGCATGGAACGTCGAAAGACGTTAATGAAAGTAATTTCGGGCAGTGTGCAGCTTGAATCGTTTTTCGGAATAATTTTTTCTATTGATGAATGGGATTCGTGGGACACTGTCGAAGCGCAGCGCAAAGCGAATCCGAATTTTGGCATTTCCGTGAATCCTGAAGTCCTGAAAGGATTGTTGACATCAGCAATGGTCAACACGTCAGCCAGAAAGAATTATTTGACAAAACATCTTGATGTTTGGGTGAATTCTGATTCAGCATGGCTAGACATGACCAAATATAAAAAATGCATTGATACGTCATTCAAACCTGAAGATTTTGAAACAAAAAACTGCATTTACGGAATCGACCTTGCAAGTAAACTTGACCTTTCTGTTGTTGTGAAATTGTGGTGGAAAAAGCACGATGACGGATTAGTTCATTATTACGTCTGGGCAGACTTTTATTTGCCGTCTGATACCATTAAGAATTCCGAGAATGCAAATTATCTTGCGTGGTATAACGACGGATATTTACATTCAACAGAGGGTCCGATCACCGACATTTCTGCGATTGAAAAATTCATCAACGATGATTATAAAAAATACAATACACTGTCAATTGCATACGACCCGATGCAAGCAACACAGATGTCGCAAGGCCTGTTGTCCGAGGGCGCACCAATGGTTGAACTATACCAGAATTTAAAAAATTATTCTGAACCTATGAAGATGGTGCAAGCGTTGATTTATGCCGGACGTATGCATATATTTGACAATCCTGTTATGACTTGGTGTGCCGGAAATGTTGTTGCGCACATGGATGCCAAAGAAAACATATTTCCGCGGAAGGACAAAGTTGAAGAAAAGATTGACGGCATGGTTGCGTTAATCATGGCGATGAATCAGGTGATTCAATTCGATGTTGAAAATCAGTATTTGGATGAAGACAGTGCGCCTATTGATTGGTCAAATTTTAAATTATTTTAAGGTGTTTTTATATGTGGTCATGGATCAAAGGTCTTTTGGGAAATTACAACGGCGAGCAGAGGACTAAACCGGTCGCGCCGATTGTCCCGCACACGAAACCGGCAACTGTTAATAATATTTTACAGATTCCGGCGATCTGGGAATGCGTGAACAAGATCGTTCGCAGTATGTCAGGATTGCCAATTGACATTCTGAAGATTGTTGACGATGACGACAACACGGAAATTATCAAGTCCGGTCAATTACATGACTTGTTAAACAGACAGCCCAACGCATACATGACACCTTCGGATTTTCTGAAAAAAATAACACTTGATTATCTGATTCATGGAAATGCTTATGTGCGCATAGACAAAGCAAGGGGCGCGGACTATATAGCCGCACTGATTCCATTAAATGCCGAACAGGTTAAAACATATCTTGAAAACGGCAAGGTTTTTTATAAGTTCTATTCAGAAAACGACATCATTGAAACCTATTCTGCCGACAGGATTATGCACTGGAAAGGCATCGGCAACGGTCTTGTCGGTCTTTCAACAGTAGATTTCGCCGGAACTACACTGACCGAAGCTGTCAGCGCACAGGATGCAAGCATTGAGATGTTCCGGAACAAAGGCAAGCTGAACGGCATACTTTCAGCAGAAACACCGATCATTTCGCCGAAGCAGTCAAAAGATTTTTTGGAAACTTTCATGCAGATGAAAAATGCTGACCTGGGCATTCCTCTTTTGCCGTCGGGGTTTAAATTTCAGTCGCTGACAATGTCTCCGGTTGAAACACAATTACTTGCAACGCGTGAATTCATCGTGAAAGAATTTTCAAGGTGGTTTGGGATTCCGTACGGTCTTTTGACCGGCGAATCGAATGACCTTGTTGAACTTTCAAATTATTTTTATGAAACAACAGTGTTGCCAATGTGTATAGAATTGGAACAGGTCATCAACCAGAAAATCATCAAAGACGATTCAATGAAAGTGAAATTCAGAACAAGTGTTCTGAAAAGAATGTCAGATCAGACACGTGTTTCGATGCAGACATCATATGTTCAGAATGGTTTGCGCACTAGAAATGAACTTCGCCGTGAAGATGGATTCGGCAGAATCGACGGTGCCGATGAATTAACGGCGCAAAACAATCTTTATCCGCTTGATAAGTTGGGCGATGTGAATGCGAATCAGGTGAAACAGACACCGATCAGCGAACAGCCGGTGAAACAGTAAAGGAATGAAAGAAAATGCAAATTATTTTTCAGAAAACCGATTTTTTAATTGATCCAAGTAAACCGGAAGGATTTTTCGCCGGTTATGCTTCAAAATTCGGCGGTGTGGATTCTTACAGACACACCATTGATCGGCATGCCTATGATAAGATTATCACGGGTCCGATGCCGAAATTATTTTTTAATCACATGACATGGTCAGACGTTCCGGTTGGTATTCTGACACATTGGCACATTGATGACGTTGGTTTGTATGTCGAGGGCGAATTAAATCTGAAAATTCAGAAAGCGCGTGATATATATGAATCAATGAAAACCGGTGCGATTGATGGCCTGTCAGTCAGTATTGAAATGAATTATGACAACGATGATATGGAATTTGACGAAAATGATATTCTGCACATCAAGAACGTCCAAAAGATGCGTGAAATTTCAATCTGCACATTTCCGGCAGATGACGAAGCGCGAATAATTAACGTCAAGTCCTTAGATGGTGATAAAATCACTACAGTTCGAGATCTGGAAAAGCAATTGCGGGACGCGGGATTTTCCAAAAACGAGGCGTGTGTTTTAATTAGCACAGTCAAAAAGACAATCAAGAATGATGACAAACATCGTGACGATGGTATGATTCAGCGATTGAACAGTTTTAACAGTTTATTTCACAAATAGGAAAAAGCTATGAACGAAAATGAAAATCAGCTTGAAAAAGCAATCAATGCTGCAATTGACAATGTGAATTCTTTAATGCCCCGCATGGAAAAATGCGAGAGTCAGGAAACCAAGATCGTTGAATTGCAGAAATCAATCGAAAATTTCAGAAAGGAAATTGCAGCACTTCAGCAGTCAAATGTCGGTGTTCCAAGCGAAAGTGATGAAAATGCGCTGTCATTCGGTGAACGTTTCGTAAAGTCCGAACAGTTCAAGTCTTTCCAGAAGACATTCAAGTCCGACAGAAAAGCGAATGTTCGTGTTGAATTAACAGCTGCACCGGCCACAACTCAGGCATCCGACAGCTATTCAAGATCATCATTAGCTGCACCGGCACAGATCGGAATTGTGACTGATCCAAGACAGGTTCTAAATATGGAATCGCTGTTCGGCCACATTATGGTTGAATCAAATTCATATGAATTCTATCGTTATGGATTCAAGACAACCGAAACTGCAACCGGACCCGCAAGCGTTGCCGAGGGTTCTGCAAAACCTGAATCTAATTACGGCGGAACAATTCACGTCGGCACAATCAAGACAATTGCGCATTGGACAAAGCTGACTGAACAGATGCTGGCCGACAATGCAAACATCGTTTCTTTCATCAATGACGACATGAAATATCAGTTGGACGATGTTGTTGATTATCAGATTGTCAGAGGTTCAGGATCTTCAGAACAGTTCGGCGGCCTGAATAAGTCCGGCAATTATGTTGATTACATCACAGGTGCGGGCATTGCATCAGGTGACACTGAAATTGATTTGATTCTCAAAGTCAAATCCCAGATGGAAAAGGCCGGCATTCGCAACATTTCGTTGATTCTCAATCCTGAAGATTGGTGCAAGGTTTTATGTCAGAAAAATGTGAACAAGGATTATTTGATCCCTGGCATTGTTGACATTCCAATGCAAAGAATTTGGGGTGTTCCTGTCATCCTGAATGCAAATGTTCAGTCAGGCAAATTCCATATGGGCAATTTCTATCAGGGCGGCAAGGTAATCGAAAGATCCGGTGTTGCGCTTGAAATGGATCGCGAACAGGACGATTTCACAAAGAATTTAGTGACATTACGTGCTGAACGTCGACTTGATTTCGCAGTGGTACAGCCTAAAGCCTTATGTTATGGTGATTTTTCAACATCATAAATAAACAGTTTCATGTTTATACCTCACTACTAAAAGGAAGTTAAAGCGGAATGAATAATTCCGCTTTTTTTCATTCATAGGAAAAACATATGGCATTACTATTCGTTAGTGTGGAATTTGTAAAAAAACAATTAAGAATTCCAGACGATATTGAAGACGATTTGATAGAACAATATATTCTTGCGGCACAAGCAGATGTTGAAATGCGTATTCATCGACCGATTTATTCTGATGATATTGCAGACAATCCGGTGACAACAGATCCTGACAAGATACCGGCATTGATAACACAATACATTCTGATGACTGCCGGAGACTTCTATAAATGCAGAGAAAATAAACAGGACAAGACATACACAACGTATTTCGAACACATGTTGGATGACTTTATTGCATATTAAGAGAATTTAAAAATGATTTTAGCTGCCGGAAAACTAGATAAACGCGTGAAATTATACGAACCGACACAAAACATTGTTGTCGGAACACACACACCGACATATAACTTAAAATATACAGTCTGGGCGAACATCAGACAACTGACATTGCGGGAACTTATGAAGACTGATGTTGAATTGCAGAGTGAAACATATACTGTTGTTATGCGGTACATTAGGGGCATAACAAACAAGTGGCGCGTCGAACTGCCGAACGGCAATTATTATCGAATTCTGACAATCAACACTGAAGAATCTACTGGTTCAATGACTATCGGCATTGAACTTGATAACAGCATAGTTCAAGAGACATCATCATGAACATTCGAGAAATAAAAACTGAAATACTGAATGCAATCACTGATTTTCTGCCGAATTCGGCGGTCAGTTTCGATTTTGCAGACACAATCGAAGCTGAATCAGGTGCGGTCATTAAGGATATTTCATTCACATATGTTAATGACTTTGAAATTCATGAACAGATAACAGCAACATTCAGCGTCCTTTTAATTGCCAAGGGTGATGACACATTATTCACAATGATCAATGAACTGTCGGAAATTAACGGCAACCAGGGTGACACATACGTTCGGTGGTATGTCGTCGAACACATTGATTTGCTTGGTTCGGACGATGCAAACAAATATGCACAGGTGTTCATTAACTGTAATGTGAGCAATCAGGAATAAAAGGATTTTAATATGCCGGTGGACAGACTTGAAATCGGGGGAACGACAGACGAGTTCGGGAAGGCAATTGAACAATTTGTGAAATATTGTGAAAACGTCGACAAAAAATTGTCTGTTCAGACTGCCAAGATAATTTTGCGCAAGACAATTCGTGAATCGAATCAGTCGCTGAAACAGGCAACACGTGTCACGTGGAAAAAACACACCGGCGATGCAGTCAAGTCAGTCACGATGAAAGTTGCAAAAAGTAAATCACGGCCAGGGGTGATATATGCAACGTATGGTTGGAGAGGAAAAAGAAAAAGAAAAAAGGCCGGAGATACCAGAAAAGGGCGCGTGTTCAGTCCGCCACCAGCAACATATGTCGGCATATGGAATGACTTGGGAACCGTGGACATTCAGGGCAAACACATATTTGCGCAGCAGTGGAACATTCAGAAAGAGAGAATCAAGAAAACAATAACTGATAGTATTCAAGAAATTATCAAAAAGGATATATTGAACAAATTGCATTAGAATTAATTTGTTCGGTATTTGTTAGTCTAACAGGGGGCATTTATGTCATTAACACCAACAGCAAAAAAGAATGCGATTACAGGCAAAAACACCTTACTCGCATATCGTCTTAATGGTCAGACACCTGAAGCGTCATTCGTGACTATTCCAGGTGTAACAGTAATCAGCACACCAGGCGGAACAGTGGAAGATGTCGATCAGACTTGCATTGCTGAAGATGCAAAACGTTATCTGCCAGGCGCATATGACGGCAACGAAATCACGATTACAATTCATCACTATACCGGTGACGCAACACAGGCCGCATTGATTGCAGCTGCAAATTCCGGTTCAATCGTAGACATTCAGGTTGAATTTCAGGATGGCACAACATGCGACATCACTGTTGCGCTAAAATCCGCACAGATGCAAGAAATTTCACTGTCTGAAACGCTGAAGTGGGATATTATCGGCAAGCAGTCAGGAAAGGCAATCTGGACGCTTGCATCTTAATGGTTTTTTTATGAGTAGAACGGACACAACATGTCCGTTCTTTTTTTTACCAAGGGAAAATAAAATGGCATTACTAGACAAATTAAATTCAATTTCATTCCGAACTGAAAAAATCAAAGCACCTGAAATCGGTGACGGTGCCGAACTTATACTTCGTGAACTTACTGCCGGACAGCATGCAGATTTTATCGACAAGCTGAAAGACGAGGAATTCAGAGGTTCAGAAAAGAGACTGACAGCATTCATGATCATGAACTGTCTTGTCGATGAAAACGGCAACAGGGAAATTCAGGATGAAGAACAGGCAATGGCCGTGATGGAAAAGTTGCCACAGAGACTGATCCGCCGAATCAATGTAGCGTTGGCAAAACTGAATAATTCCGACACTGAAGAAAAAAAAAGATAAATAACACAGTTTTGTTTTGCGCAAGAATAGCGCGGGAAATTCACGTGCCGATAACGTATGTCATGGAACTGCCGGTGCGTGAATTGTATATGTGGGCAGAAGTTTTCAAATACGAAAATGATATTGAAAAAACACCGGACACAGAAGAAAATGAAGAAGAAATTGAAGTAAATCCAGAAGACGTGTTCAAATTAATAGGTGGAGAAATTCGAAGATGACAGTTGTTAATAATATTCTGAACTTGGTTGACCTGAACACCAAGAAATATAATGAAAATCTGCAGAAAATGAAAAAGACAACTGCCAAGGAAACCAAAGAAACTGCAAATTCATTCAAGGCATTATCGAATGTTTGGACAGGATTGATCGGTGCAATTTCTACCGGTGCCATCGGTTCAGCTGTCGTCAGCGAATTGAAAGCGACAGAAAGTGCGGTTGCGTCTTTCATCGATTCTACCGGTTCAGTAACAAAAGCGCGTGAAACATTTGAAATGTTACAACAGGCAGCGCGTGACACACTGCAACCATTTGACGCACTGCAGAAATCAGCCTTGGATTTGCGCCGGAACGGAATTGAACCAACATCCGCACAAATGAAGACATTTGCGCAGATTGCGATCAGTTCCGGAAAAAATCTTGAATCCGTGACAACTGCATTCACAAATGCGGTTCAGGGTAAATATAAATCATTGTCACAGCTTGGAATTATTGCAAAAGATACCGGCGATAAAATCACGCTTTCTTATAAAGGCACAACAACACAGATTGAAAAAAGCACTGAATCACTGACTGCCTATTTCAAAAAATTAGGTGAAGAAAATGCCGGTGCGCTTGAATATTTACAATCAGGAATGACCGGTGCAATCAATCACATTGAAAATGCCTGGGGGGATTTCGTTCGTGCAATAGCTGAATCCGGTTTGGGGGATGCAATTGCACACACAATCCGTGCAATGGGAACGGCGTTAGATTCAATAACAGCTTGGATCAATGCTAATCAGGAACCGATCAGACAGTTTTTCAACCGGTGGTCAGACTATATCGACAGACTTTCAAAGAATTTTGTTGAATTGACGAATGATTTGAATAATTTTTTCAAGGCATCCCAAAAAGTCAACGGTTCCGGCGGAAAAACTGAACCTGGCATATTGGGATATTTCAATGCTTTTGCCGAAACAATAGGTGAACAGATTCATGATCTTGTACATGGAAAAGAACCTGAACGTTTGTTCAAAGCAGAGCGAGATCGTGAAATGCAACTGTTCAAACAACGTGTTGCTAATCTAAAAAAAGGATCTGCAGAGTATGAACAGGCAGTGTGGGAAACCAACGAAAGACAGAAAGCAATTGCGAAAAAATACGAGAATGAAACAACCTCAATTGCCGGACGAATTGGAGATCTGATTTTTGGCGGCAAAGAGGATCACATATTTGACCGAAAATTAGAAGAATATTCAGATTATTTAGCCGAAAAGGACAATTTGCGCAAAAAAGACGCAGAAAAAGAAAAGGAACGTGCGGAATCTGTCAAGTTGTCTGCATTCGGTTCGGGGTCTGCCGGTGGCGGTGGCAGTTCCAGAACAGCAACAAAAGCTGCAAATGACACGTGGGGCGCATACTACAAAAAAATCATCGACATTCAGCGTGCGAATCTGTCAGAACGTGAACGATTAGAACTTGAATTCAATGACAAAATGACAGAACTTGTCACCGAAGCGGGGCAAAGTCAGACAGCGAAAGCCGAAGAAATTGCGAATGCTAAGACTATCATTGAAGAACAGTATCAAAAGAAAGTCGAAGATTTGAGAAAACAGGCCTATTCATTTTATGTTGAATCAATTGATTCCGAAGATCTGAAACTTCAAGAGACGCATGAAAACAGGCTGACAGAACTTGAAAATTATTACAATCAGCGTCTTTTGACCGATGAACAATATCTTTCTGCACGTCAAAAGTTATATGATGACTATTATGACAAGTTAGAAGAACTGAAAAATTCAGGAAAAGACGAACAATTCAAGCAAGAGCGCGAAGACATGCAGAATCTGGCGGATGGTTTCGATTCTCTTTCTGATGCATTCAGTAATCTGACGGATGGAATGAACAATGCAAGTTCATCATACAAGGCATTATTTGCAGTCGAAAAAGCATTCGCAGTTGCAAGCGCAACAGCACAAGCATTTGCAGCTTGGATGAAAGCGATCGGCACGTCGTCAACTTGGTATGAAGCGATTGCAAATTATGCGTCAGCAGTAGCATTGACAACAAACATTCTGACCAAGTTGCGCAACGTGGAGATGCACGACAAGGGCGGTCGGATTCCGGCCGGTCAGGTGGGAATTGTCGGCGAATTTGGCCCCGAACTTGTCGCGGGTCCGGCGAATGTTACAAGTCGCAGAGAAACAGCGGAGATGGCACGTTCAGCAATGTCAGGAACGAATGTTCAGGTGAATTTGTACGAAGATACAAGTCGCGCCGGACAGGTCGAGCAAAGACAGGGAACGGACGGCGAACAAGTGATTGACATTTTTGTGTCTAACATCAGACGTGGCGGACAGGTTGCCCAGGCACTCGAAAGCACATATCAGCTTCACAGATACGGCCAATAGTTGAAAATTTGGGGGAACAATGAATTCAGATTTTAAATATTATCCGACGGCATTGCCAAGGGTTCTGCAATCGGGGTATGCGAATAGACACAAGCCGAATATTATTCGAACTGCAATGTCCGACGGATATGTCAGACAAAGAATTGTGAATCAGGGTGCGCCGGATTCGTTAAGCGTGTCAATCACAATGACTGAAGCAGATTATCGAACTTTTTTGATATGGTACAAGTCAGACATCAGATCCGGTCAGGATTGGTTTGTCATGCCGTTATTAGCCACCGATGGCGACCAGAGTATTCAATATAAATATGTGCGCATTCAGAACGGCGAAGTAAATGCACAGTTGGTTTCCACAAGTGCAAGCGTGGGTTCTATATATAAGCTATCAATGACGCTTGATGTCTCAAATACTGTTGTCGATGATGGTTCATGGAATCCTGATGTTCCGACGGGTCCGACAGATGACGAAACCGGAGAAGTGACAATTGTCGATTCGGCACGAATAATTTCAGACGTGGACGATCTCGGTGATAGTTCCGGCACATA